TTATAAGTAGCTGTAAAAGTAACGTTACCACCATCGTCCGTTAGACCAGTACAACTATAAACACCTGTTGTGGCGTTTATAACTGCTCCAGTAAGGCTGTCTACACTTCCTGCTTTAATAGCATAAACTGGTCCAGCCCCTGTAACTTCTTGACTTAGATTAAAGACTCTGAAAACACCAGTAGCATTAGTAAAGTCTCCGCCAGTGCCATCAGCTTTTGTTACTATAGGTACAGGATCGTTTGTTAGATTGCCGTAAACAGTTACGTTTTCGTCAAAAACCACGGCTGTTAACTGTGCAGAAACTGTATAAGATCCAGGGCCCGTAGGGCCAGCTGGATCTACTTCATCTTCATCGATTGCACTAACAAAAGCATATTTTACATAATATCTGGTGTTAGGTGTTAATCCAGTAATAATTACACTTAAGCTGTTACCAGAAGGCACAAGTGTGCCTTCTCCATTATTTGGATTAAATCCGCTAACTAATGAGTACCATACCTTCACAGATGCCAGGTCATCCCTAACATCTGTGGTTCTAATAGCATCGTATGGTTTGTCCAATACTAACTGTAATGATTTTATGCCTGGATATAAATATGCCGCCATGCTTATCCTTTAAGTAATAGTTCTAACAACTATTGTTCCTAGAGTACTTATAGTACTATAATTACCTTGTTTATCTAATGCTCTACAAGCCACTCTATAAGTAACTCCAGATTGTGAAAGTCGTGGTCTTGGTTGTTCGCGAAGATCAAACCTAGCTTCACCAGTACTTTTTATAACTTTAATATTGTTTGTTATCAAATCTAATTCCCAGAAATCTTCTATGCCCGTATCTTTAAATAATCTGTACTCATAAGTTAAAAAGTCAGGTGTTTGCAATGTAACATCTGGTTTTACAACAACAAAAGTACGGTCTAAGTCTAGGGTTAGTAGCGGCGCAGCAGATCCGTTAATTGTTTTTCCAGCATTTGTAAACCAAAAGGTATCAGACCAAGGTCCTACAATAGTGCCGCTACCGTTAGTATACCTAACCCTAGCTTTATAAATAATACCAGAAGTAAGTTGTTGCACAAAGATACTAGAAGTATCTTTATTAGCATAGTATGATGGTGAGGCAGTATCAAACATTACGTCTCCAGCTATTACCTGTAGCTGTACGCGCTCAGCGCTTTTACTTAAACCTGGCGCATTAGTATAACTAACAATAGCAGTATTAGTATAAGTTCCGGTAGTGATTTGCTCACTAATAGCACTATCACTATTTACTGAAACAATAGTAGGTGCTTCCTTAATTATTGAGTCAACTAAATAATTAGCAGTACTTGTAATGTTTGAGTTATAAGCTAAGTATCCTGATAAGTCTGCAGTATAAATCTGTGGTGAATAGTCTGCTAGTGTAAGTTTTGCACTTATATTACCAGAAGTTTCGATGCTTAATACAACGAGTTCTTGTGACTCTTTACTTATTTCGCCCAACATAAATAAATCATCAGGATTTATATTGTCAGCAGTTATTAATGCGGTAGTTAAGCTAATAGTATCATAGTAACCAGTTATTGAAATTGCTGTTAAAGTTTTTAATACACTAGCACCAGTATTAGTTCTGACTCGAATATTATAAGACTTACCGGCTTCTAAATAAACGTCTTCTGTTAAAGATATATTTATACTGTTTACTTGACAAGCTTTAATACGCCCACTGCCGTTACCCCAAAGAGGAACATCGTGTGTAACACGTACTACATCTCCACGATTACAAACTAAGTATTCAAAGTCTACATTTAATGAATACATTTCTGGACGTAATTTTAACTGGGCCATGTGCCATTGAGCAATATGTTTTGCTTGAGCAAAGTTAGTTACACCGGGCAAGCTAATTTCTTCGAACAACTCTGCATTACTTTCATTTTTGCCAACATTGTATACTCTATACTCATTTGCTTGATAACCTTTTTCTTCATCAGCAATAGTAATACGGAATGCATCTGGTATGCGTGGAAGTATTTTTGTAGACTCGAAACCCCAGCTATTGTGTGGAGTAAAGTGTTGAACTACTCCTGAACGTTCTTTGTCAATAACTACTGTCCACTTTCCATCGATGTAATTCGGGCTAGCTTTACCAGCTGAACAAATATCTTTTAATACATCCATAACACTACTAACACTAGTTATTACGGCATTGTAAGTAAGCCAAGGTTTAGTAGTATCTTTTGTATATTTGCCATTTGCATAAGTCATAGGTTCGCAAAATTTAAACCACTCTGCTAGTGCATTTAGGTCTATGTAATTTGCAGCATCTGTAATATTATCCGCTACTCTATAAGCATTGGCAGGATGTGTTAGTACGTAAATAAATAAAGCAGCTGGATTATTAGTTACGTCTACTGTTTTCCAATCATTTGTCTGACGATTTAGTACATTAGCTTTAGTTTGTACTAAAGCATTTACTCCTTCTAAACTTCCATTTATTTTATTAGTACTTTGCAATTTAATAAAAGTTCTTGCTAAGTAACAATTAGGAGGATTTTTTACAACACGAATAGGCACTAGTTGATTGCTAGAATTTAAGGTTTGTTTATTATATCCAGTTACGCCGTAAAGTATTGCTTTGGTATAATACCTATAATCTGGATCTTCTTCTCTTTCTGTTACATCATTATTTGTTCTTAGTATTTGTAACGAGTATTTTGCTCGTGGTAAGCCGCGCATTTTATAAACAAAATTAAATGCGTCTTTTCGTTGAGAAAAGAAACCATCCCTACCAAATATTAACTCACCACCCATGTTGTTAGTAATATTTAATCCAGCGTTATTAGTATACCAAATACCTAAAGCTGCTGCTTTTAAACCGCCTTGTGAGTTTACAGCTTTCATTCTTACAGTATGAACACTATTTTCTTCAGCATAAAACCATGTTTTTGCCAAAGACCCATAAGCATTTTTAGTTAGTGTAATTAAATTAGCACCGTCAATTAGTATAGAACCTTCATCGTCAGCAACTCCCCAAATCTCATAGTATCCTGCTTTAGGAAAAGTTACTGTTGCGGTTTTATCAAAATTAACATTATTTATGTTACTGTCCCAGACCCCATAATCTTTTAGAAACTGATTCCAGCCTCGCCAATCTGCTACCCCACTTGGCTGAGTAATAGTAGAAAATTGAGTAGAGCTAAATATAAGTTGCGGAGTTGTGGCTGCAACTGAATTGTCAACAAAACGTCCAGCACCTATTGTAACTATATAGTCACTAGTGTATAGAGTATTGTTATCGCTATCTAAAACAGGCTGATTACTAGAATCAAGCTGTGGGGCTCTTAATACTGAAGTAAGAGCCAGACCTTCTACTACAGTAGTAGCAGTAGTGGCTAGATGGGATATTGTATCGTCTGGTAAATACGCAACGCCTTGAAAACATATTGTATGAAGTTTTTTATATCCGTTTGGAATTGTTGGCAGTCTTAAAGCTGTATTATTATCAGTACCAACAAAAGAAGCATATGAACCTTGTGTATATAATGTTACTAACCAAGGCGATGGGTTTGCGGTTTTTACGTCTGTAGCTGCTCCACTAAATACTTCTACACCACCTCCAGGCGACATAGCAAATATATACCATTTAAATAAAGCTTCTAGTTCACCTGTATTAGTATTTGTGTAATAAGGACCGGAGCTAACAGTAGTTTTAAAACCTACATCAGATAGGGTAGGTGAAGCGTAATTGCCTAAATGATATGCTGGTAATGTTGACCAAGCTGTTTCGCCTTCTTTGCGTAAACGAACTTGAATTCCGCAAGTTGCTTCACTAATTTTTCCATCTTTTGTACTAATCCTGCGCATACCTTCTGGAAAGGTAAATGCAACATCAATATCTTCAGCAAAATCTGCTAGTGTAATAATTGCTGGAGGATTTCCATCTGTTGAATTATTAACTAGCTCAATCTGTGGAAACTGCTGCTCTACATCTGTTGGATATAGTTTATCAAATCTATCTAAAGTTCCGTTTGTGGCTTCTTGTGGTAAACCGTATATAGTAACAGGTGTGGGGGTATCTTGACCCATGGTAGCTTGGCTAGTGTAGTAAACTTCTGATAAAGTTTTTGCACCTACGCGAATATCATCAACTGCTAGCGGTCCAAACCCCCATACAAGAGATAAATGTAATAAGCTAGTGTCTGTTAATGTTTCAACGTAAGGAATTGCTCCAAGCATTGCGGTAACACGCATTTTTCCAAGCACAACAGGTATTGCGCCATAGCGATTGCTTTGATTTGCTGCACCGCTAAACGCGTTGACGGGTGCAGCACTTCCAGGATCTTTACCACTTAATGGGCGAATAGGAAAGGCGGCATTAATAAGCGCCATACCTGCCATATTAATAGCCATTGTACCTACAATTTTACCTGTTGTAGTTACAGTTGCTGCTTCGGTATACCCTGCTACAACTGCTCCGCCTTCAGTTAGGCCCATTGCTGCACCTAGCTCTGCTCCGTATACGTTAGCTACATATATTAAAGCAATCATAGCAATCATACGGAAAGCTTCTTTGCCTTCAGGTATAACTTTATAGACAATTTGTTGTCCAGCCTGTACTCGAACTGAGTCCCACTCTGAGTGTGGAACCTTAACGCCGTCTAAAAATAATATTAATTTTTTAGCAAAGTAGTCGCTAATCTTGTAAGTATCAATTAAGTTTTGGGATACAGCAGATAGTGTAGACCCAGGAATAGCTATGTCTGTATAATTTGTTTGTTTAAAGGGGTGTGGCTTACCTGCTAGCATTGTGCTAGCTTGTGTACTGTACTTATAATAACCTTCGATGCGTTTAGCCCATTTAGGGCTATTAATAGATTCTACAACGCTATCCATGCCATCACGAGCATGTATAAACTTTTCTTCTCCAACGTAAACGCCAACGTGAAAAGGTTCGCCTAATATATTGAATACTATAACGGAGCCGACTTCAGGCTTTGAGACTTGTGCCCAGTTATTTTTATAAAGATCCATCATGCCAAGAATACGAGTATCGTAAGCACCTGAATACTCTTCAGTATAGCTAGGCAGTTCAATATCATACTCTTGTTTATAAAATAAACGCACTAATCCCCAGCAGTCAATTCCGCTTTCATCTCTGCCGTTTGTGGCATAAGGTAATCCAATATATTTATTATACTTCATTAGAATAGTCCTGGAAAGTTGGCTGGAGTGAACGTAAAGCAAGGAAATGGTTCACGACTAAGGCTAACCATATTTAAATCAAAAGTTATCTGATCTGCACTGTAAGTAACACTAGTTATTTTAAAACCTGAAAAGCTGGTTTCAATGCGATCAGGAGTACTAGCTAATACTAGATCAATTTGTACACTAACAGGGGTCGTTAAATACGTACGAATCAATTCAATAGCTTCTTTGGTAACAAAATTTAAAACTAAGCTACACTGTGCCGCTCCAGTTTCTTGTTCTCCTGGTAGCGATAGTTGCATAGGCAAAAATACGTAATCTTTTGAATTACTAGTTACACCGTAAACTATTTCGTTGTCTGTTGTAAGTGAGGCAATACGATTCGTGTAGCCATCTGCTAAACGAATAGGAGCTGTAAGATCTGCTGGATTAGTAATAGTAATCAATAAAATTAGTGCCTCAGGAGTTTCCGAGGCAAACATTGCTCTAACAGCAGATTGGGATAAGCTATTTAGTCTGCTCATGGCATTACTTCAAATTTAAGACCGGTAGACCAGTATCCTGGTGCCACATATTGACAACTAAAAAACTCGCCACCATTACCAGGTACAATTCGTACTTCTACGGTTGTACCAAGTATTCTTGGATGTGGAAAAATAAAACGATTAGTACCACTAATTCCGGGTGGAACAGCAGTAGGTAAATTTTTAATAAACGCTTCTAGTGTTTGCGTTTGTGCAGTAGTCATTAAAAAGTTTACATTCATTTCATTAGGACGACTAGTCCTGCGTCTTTGTTTCGCAGGACCAGCATCTGTTTGTGAACGTATAATATTAATTCCAATTGATTCAGTAAAGCCTTTTTGAGGCACTTGCGGAAGCGTTGTAGGCCATAGTAATACTGCCATTTATTATCTCCTTGCCACTAGGGGTGATGTGCCGTAGCTGGCTGTCATTGCTTGTTGAGTGTTTGAGCCTACGCGATTTAATTCGCCTGCTACCATATCCCCAATCATTACTTCGATACGACGATTTCCACGTGAATCTGTGGTTTCTTTGGTAGTTGCTTTTTCGCTTCCATAGTTGTTAACAACTACATCGACCTTACTGCCACCACCACGAACTCCTAAATTACCATTGTTGTCCCGCTTTAGGGGCATAATGGCTTCGGGGCCTGCTTCGCCCATCATGCCAGTGCCTTTAGCAAACTTGAATAAAGTTGGCTCAGTAACAATTGAATTAGTAAACATTCCGCCTTTGGCAAACGTTTTTAAACCAGCATCATAAACACCGCCTTTAGCAACAAAATCTAATGGATCAGCACCGCCCCCGCCCATACCAAAACGGCTACTTGGTGTCATGCTAAAAGCAGAAATTAGCAACTTTGTTAATCCGCCAACACCGCCCATTCCTGAGAATAATGCTATTTGTTGTTGTTGTATTTCGTAACGTAATAAGCCTTCTATAAAACTGTTAATCATGTCTTTGAAACTTAACTTACCAGTTTTAGTAAAGTTAACAATAGCATCTTCCATACCTTTAAAGGCGTTCTTAAATAATTCAGTATATGCTAGCTGTCTGTTAGTAGTGTCTCTTTGAACTTCAGCACTTTTAATTTGCGCGTCCGTTACTAGTAAAATTGCTGATCTTTGAGCCCCTAGATTTTCTAATAGTCGTGCACGTGCTGTCTCGTCATCTGTT